AAGGCAAATAAGGCGGACCGGGTCAAGAAAGTTCGTCGCAATCTCAAGGCCCTACGTGTGCGTGCAGTAAAAAAGAATAAAGTAATTCCGAGCCTGCAGGAGTCGCAGGAGACTTAAATGCAATCAAACATCGTTGTCACCAATCCGGCACCGACCGTTGACCTGATGACGCTGGATGAATTCAAGATCGCCTTGAACATCACCGGAACGGCTCAAGATCCTCTGCTGCAAAGCATTCTTGATAGGGTGTCCGATGAAGTGGCACGACTTTGCAATAATCGCATCTTCGGCAAAGAAGGCGTGGTCGAGACCTTCACCGAAATTCCGGTCGACTGCCATCGATTGTTTCTTGCTCGTTATCCTGTGCACGCTGTTGATATTAATTCTTTCGATAACAATGGTGCTGCGCTGACGTTGGCGAACGGCGACTTCATGCTCGACAGCCAATGGGGCAAGATTACGCTTAACTCTGGCACATTCGTTGATCAGACACAGATTGATTATATCGGCGGGTGGAATATTCCGGCCGAGACGCCGCCAGCACTCAAGCAGGCCGTCGTAATGCTTGGCCGCGAAGCCTATTACGCGACACTGCGTGGCGACGCGACTATTAGAATGTTGGCCCATAAGGAAAGCCGCGTGATCTTCTTTGATCCTAACGTTTTGGCGCGCAGTATGGCTGGAGGCGGAACGGTTGGTGGTACGCCGGCGATGCGGGCGGTGCATGATCTGCTGATTCATTTCACACGGTACGAGGCTTGAATGCTGCGCGGATCGATGACGCCTGATCCAAACACTGAAGCCAGCCTGCTGGCGGCGCAGTTGTTGAAAATGATCCAACGGATTAATCCCGATGCCGTAGTGCTGACGACCGGCCAGAGAATTGCGCCCAAGCATCGGCGACATTTTGCACCTGATGAATTGGTGCGCGTCGTCACTGCCAACGACAATGAGGTCTGCAAGTTCTGCCGCGACATTGCCGCCGGCGGGCCATACCGCTTTCAGGATGTGAGAAAAAGCATCCCGCATCACCCGTGGTGCCGTTGCAAACTTGCGCCGCTGCGCGTCACCGATCCGGGATGGCTCTATCAGCATCCGCGGCCGAGCATTAAACAATTCGCGCGGGTGGCGCATACTCATATCACGCCGAAACCGCCGAGGGCGAGAAAACGCAAGACGCCGCAACAGAATGCGAAGATCGTCGCCCTGCTGAAAAAGAAACGGAAATTCCTGGCACCCAAAGGCCGGCGCGCGTTGAAAATCTTCAACTTGCACAAGAGAAACAAACGGAAATAAATGGCAGTCAACTTTTCCGGTCAGGTTTATTCGCCGAACTTCGATTATTGGGCACGGCCGATAACTATCGTTCCCTTTGCCAGCCAGCCAGGCGTGTTGCCCTACGACGCACGCGGCATCTTTGATACCGCTGGCCTCGACGTGGTGGCACTCGACGGCTCAATCATCTCCGAGCAGCGCACGATCCTTGATATTCTTGATGCCGAATTCTCTATTCCACCGATCCAGCACGACCAGGTGATGGTCCCGGCGGCCGCAGGCCTGCCCGATGCTGGATCATTCGAGGTGACAGATGCCATTCGCAATGGCGGCGGCGAAACCACGCTTCATTTGCAGAGGATCGTCGTGGCGCGGCCATGAGCAATACTTATTCCTTGCTGGTTCGGGATGGCGTGTTTGACCGTGTGCGGCGCTTTCCATTCTTCAAGGATTTCAGTTTCAGCAAGACCAAATCACTGCCGATCCAGGTCGATCAGTTGCCCTATTGTGGCATCTATTTCATGAACGAATTGATGCTGCCGGAGGGTGACCCCGGCGTCGGCGAGATCAGGTTCCGCACGACCGTGCGCATCGGCATCTCGGTGATCATTATCAATAATTATCCGGATGTCGGTGAAGCAAGAGCGGATCAGGCACTGTATGAAATCGAGAACGGCCTGTTTTCCGATCCGACATTCTACAACAACAAGAATTACAAGATTGAATCATTCATCCGCGGTGAGCGCACGCACGTTTTCGGTTCTGTCGGCCACGACAACGAGACGCCGGTCGTTGAGCTGCAATTCGATCTCAGTTGTTATCTCGGCGTCATTCCGTTCGAGCCTTACATTCCCGACGTTTTCGAAACCCTGCATATCGATGCGCGTCCATTACTCAATCCGCATGCTCCGCTTATCGAAGTCCAATGGGACATTCCCATCAATGGAGGACCAAGTGTCAGCAAAGATGCTGGTAAAGCCAAGGCGCGAAGGCCTGCCGCCGCATCCCGTCGACGGCCCGCTGCCTAAAGAGGGCGGCCTGTGGACGGCCGACCAGTACACGTTTCGCATGCTGCGTGACGGCGACATCATCGAGGTTGCCGAGGAAAAGGCAATCGAGAGATCAACCAAGAAATCCAAAGGAGAATGACCAATGCCTATCTCGTTTTCACACATTCCTTCTGGCTGGAAGGTTCCTCTGGTTTATATCGAAGTCGACCCGTCGCAGGCCGGCACGCCAACTTTTACCAAATATGCGTTGCTGGCCGACTACAAGATCGCTGCGGGCACGGCCGTGGTCGACACGCCAGTTGCTTGTGCCTCGTTGCAGCAGGCGAATTACCTTGCCGGGCAGGGATCGCCGCTGGCGCGGATGTTCACTGAGTTCTTCCTGCTCAACAAAGCTTCGCCCTGCTTATTGCTGCCGATTGCCGAACCGGCCGCAGGAGTTGCGGCGACGGGCGACATCGTCATCACCGCCGGACCAACACAGGCCGGCACGCTCGATCTTTATATTGCTGGGCAGAATGTGAATGTCGGCGTTTCAGTTGGTGATACCACGGCTCAAGTCGCCGGCAAGATCCAGGCAGCCATTAATGCGATTCCGGATCTTCCGGTCACCTGCGGATCTCCGGTTGGCGCCACGGTAACACTGACCACGAAATGGCGCGGCATTACCGGCAATGACATTCGCGTCGAGTTGAACGTGCTCGGGCCACTAGGCGGCGAGATGACGCCAGTCGGCATGACATTGACGCTGCCGTCAGGCAATACGCTCACCAATGGCACCGGCGTCCCAGTCTGGACCAACGCCATCGCCAATCTTGGTGAGGAGCCATACGAATATGTTGGCATGGGCCATACTGATACGAATTCCATTTCGGCATGGGGCCTGGAATATGGCTTCACCGATTCCGGACGTTGGGGCTGGATCAGGGAAGATTACGGCCACGTCATGACTTCCCGACGTGACACCTATTCGAACCTGTTCACTTATGGACCGAGCAACAACAGCGGTGTGATCTCGATCATGGCGGTCGAGCCGACCAGTCCCTCGCCGGTATGGGAATGGACTGGCGCGTTCTGTGGACGTGCAGCCGGTGCGCTGTCGATCGATCCAGCGCGTCCATTGCAAACGCTCACCTTCGATGGCATCCACCCGGCGGCAAAAACAGGTCGCTTCAATAAGACGCAACTCAACGCCCTGGCGACCGTCGGGCTTGCCATTCAATCGACGACGCCCGATGGCATGCCGGCAATCGCAAGAGAGCAGACGACCTACCAGAAGAACATCCTCGGCCAACCGGACAACGCTTATGAACTAATGACGACGCTCGCGACGTTGGCTGAACTATTCCGTCGCATGAAGCAGGCAATCACCAGCAAATATGCGAGATCGAAACTTGCCAATGACGGCACGAAGTTCGGGCCGGGCCAGGCGATCGTCACGCCCAATTTGGTCAAGGCAGAGATCGTTGCCGAGTACCGGCAATCGGAATATGACGGATTGGTCGAGAACACAGATCTGTTCAAGAAGGCGTTGATTGTCGAGCGCGATGATGTCGATCCAAATCGAATCAATGTGTTGTATCCCCCGGATATTATAAATCAACTTCGACTTTTTGCCGTTTTAGCTCAGTTCAGACTCCAGTTCCCGTCAGCTTCGCTTGCAGCATGACGACCACGTTGATTATTTGCTTGCTGTTTAGCTGTAGCCCAACGGCAGTTATGCTTGTTGTAATTGCCGTTGTTGTTCTTGCGATCGAGTGTGTGAAACTTGGGCCGCGGCCCCATGTCGGCAAGAAAATTTTCAAAGCTCTCGATCCATCTCTGGCAGATCTTGACGCCTCTGCCGCCATAGCGCTCGTAATCAGGTGCCTTCGGATTAAGGCAGCGGTTTTTCATCGATGACCAAGAAAAATATTCTCGGCTTCGTTTGCGATTCTTTGTGTGACCATGCGTTTCATTGAGGCAACCGCACGATTTTGTTATTCCGAATTTCAGCGCGGGAATGATGGTCATGCCGCCGCAGTCGCATTGACATAGCCAAAGCGATGATTGCGTGCGCTTGTTCATACGGACAAATTTTATGACTTTGAGAAGATTGGAGCGGCGCCCGGTCAGATCACGAACTCCGAGATTTGACGGCAATCCTTTGGCAGTGCGACGCGACCGCACTTTGCGCAGATTAATCGTTTTCGGAGTGGTTCTAGCGCGAGCCAGTTTGACCGCCGCTTCACGTTGCAGGCAACCGCATGACCGCGCAACGTTTCCGATAAGCTGGTCACTTCTAATCTCGCATTCATTGCCGCAGTCGCAATGGCAGAGCCAGAACGATCTAGTCCGCTCGCCAACGCGGCGAATGCCGGCAAATCGTTCAATCGTCAGACGTCCGAACCGGGTATTGAGTAAGTCGCGCATGGGTCAGCCCTGCCTATCCTTGATGTGATTGCCCGAACGTCCTAGGATAGATGAGAATAGCGGGTATAGCAAATGGAGACGTAGATGGCGCAACGGATAGCGGGCGTAGCTTTCTGGTCTGTAGATGGCCGACAACTTGCCGTACGCGGCAATCTCGAGGTCATGGCATCGCGTCAGGAACGCACCGGCATCGCCGGACAGGATTCGGTGCATGGCTATAGTGAACTTCCGATCGTGCCCTACATCTCGGGAGATGTGTCGACGATCCCCGGCACCAGCGTCGAGGACATCGACGCCATTACCGATTCAACCATCACCGCCGAACTTGCCAACGGAACGGTGTATGTCTTGCGCAATGCCTGGCGGGCAGAACGTTCGACCATCAACACGCGGGACGGGCAGTTCAACGTGAAGTTCGAAGGGTTGACGTGCGACGAACTCTTACCAGCGGGTTGAGTCATGGCACAGCTTAATCAGCCTTCACAATTGAATGTGGTATCTGACAACAAATCAGAAAAAGAGTCGCCAGCTCCAGCTCCAGCGCCAGCTTTTAAGTGTGAACTGTCGAAGCCAATTGAGGCTCATGGCGTAATAATGACTGAGATCAGTTTTCGTGAGCCAACGGCTCGTGATCTATTGGCAATCGGCAATCCGGTAATCTTTGATCCGATTTCTAGTCCGCCAAGGGTCACACATGATGAGCACAAGATGCATGCGATGTTGTCATTGCTTGGCAATATACCGCCTTCATCTGTGCAGATGCTTTCACCGCGTGACTGGATAACTTGCGCTTGGGGCTTGACGCCTTTTTTCGTGCCGATGCCGGGCAAGATATGATTGATGAC